GCTAGTGTTAAATTATTAACCTGTCTAATATCTATAGCATCATCTAAATCTATTTTTTGTGCCTGTATAGATTGTTGTATGTTTTGCTCTAAAAGTTGTTTTTCTTCTTCATCTGGCTCTAACTCTATAAATATTCCAAAATCATGTAAATGTAAAGTTCTTATATCATTTAATATTTTAAAATTATTCTTACCAATCATTTTTGCAAAATCATCAGCAAAATTTGAAAACTGTAAAATATCAGATAATCTATAAGATAAAGCTTGACATAATTTCCTTGTAATAAACAAACCTGATTGAACAATATGTTTTGTAGCAGTATTACTATTTAATGCAGCTAGCTTTTGTATTCCCACTAATGCGTACTGATCTGGTTTACTTCCATCTCTAGCCTCATTGACTCCTGTAACAGCTCTAATCATACTAAGTTGGTAATTATACATATTGATCAAACTAGATATTTTTGCATTAGAACCTGAACTTGTTAATTCTTGAATAGGCACTCTAGCGTTATTAAATTCACCGTCTTCTGTATAACTACGTCCAATTACAGAACCTGTTTGAAAATACATCGATAATGCTTCAGAAGGGTTGTAGGAAGCACCATTACCCAAATCAACACTGTTTAATCCATCTGCATCAATAAAGACACCATCTGGTATCATTTTAGAAACAACTTGTTGTAGTTTTAAATGGACTAATTGTATCTGATCTGCAAAAGGCATCATTCTTTTAACCAAAGAGTCTATTCTTCCTTTTGACATTTTTATTGCAGACGCAATATATGGAGGTATAGTTTTTTGAAAAGACGATTTAGGTCTAACCATGTTTTTCATCATCTCCCACTTTAACAAAGTATTTGTTCCTAAAACCATCACACCCTCATACCAAACATCTATTCTTCTTGCTACTTTTTTAAATCTAGCTTGTTCTGTTTTTGGTGGATTAAAAGAAGCATCCTTCTTTAACGCTTTTTTACCACCATTACTTCCATCTTTAATTTTATATACAATCTCTTTATCGGTTTTATATGAAAAATATAATAAAGAAACGTTTGATTTATCTAATCCACTTTGTGATGTTAAATTTTGTGTACTTCTATAACCATCATATCTTGAAGCTGTTTTAGCTATTTGTTCTAACTCCTCTTGCTCTAAATATGGATTTATCTTTTTTAATTCAGATACATGTACAGATTTTACTTCTCCAAAATAATAACAATCTCTAAAATTTGGATCTTCAGTTTGTGAATAAACAAAATTTACAGGATCTACATATTCTACCTTAACTCCATCATGTATGTCAAAATCGTGTTTAAGTACAGATAATCCCAAAACAACATTATCTTCATCTATTCTTCTTTTAATTTCTTCATAGTCATTAATTTCTAGAATTGTTTTAAGAGCTGTCTCTTGAGCAACCTCTACACCTTGCTTGTATCTTAAGTTCATATAAAGATCAAGCTCTTCGTCAGATTTAGGAATTACAGATTCTTCAAAGTTAAAAGCATTTACACCTGTATTGTCTTTTATAATTTTCAATGGCTCATACGCCATCATGTCTGCTCTTAATTCATTTCTGAAATTATCTCTTTCAATAGTAGAAAACTGATCAACTGCTTCCGCTTTAATATCGTATAATCTATTAGATATACCATTAACTACAATATCTACAAATTTTGGAATTATTGGAACTGGAGTCCAGTCTAAATTCAAATATGAAAGATCTCCATTAATAGATAATTCATTTTTATATTTCTCAACAGGCTGTTCTCCTCTAGCATACAATCTCCTAGTTAAGAACTCTGATCGTATCTCTCCATATAAAGAACTTCCGTAACTCTTGAAAACCATTCAGACTCTATTGCTCTACCTACACGAAGGCCATATTCTAAACTAGCTTTTTCTTCATCTGGTGCAAATTGATTTGGAAATCCACTTCCAGAATTGAACTTTGGTTTGTTTATCATGTTTATTTTATAATTTCGCTAACAGAACCTTTGTTACTGTATTTTGCAAAGTTAACATTTATTTGATTATGTTTTTGTATGTTTGTCCGTTGCTTACTCTGGTTTGCCATTATAGCAAAGCCTGAACTAACCGTAGCATCAAATCTAGTTCTATTATTGATATCATAATTAGCCCAATCAAGTAAAGTTCT